TTAAAACTTTTCATTACTTTGTCTTTGACAATGCAAAGTCAGCAATCTTCATAAACTCTGCCTTCTTACCATTCAACATCTTAGTCATCTTCTGTTGATTAGATTTGTTGACAGCATCAAACACTTGTGTAACAGCAGATGCAGTGAATAAGTCAACTCTCAACTTACCATCTTTAAATTTGATTTGTTGATTTTGTTTATCCTTAACAATCTTGCGTAGAGCATCCATATTATCTTCTACGATATGACTTGCTCTCTCTAATGTATTCTCTTCTACTTTCATTGCAAGCTTAGATTTTGCTTCACGTTTTGCTTTGCGTTCTGCCATACGTTTGAAAAACTGTTTACCTTCTTTGGTTCTACCATCGTAAGATTTCTTCTTTTTCATCTTTGCGTCTGGAGGCATTGAGACTGCACCACTACTAGCATTATTTGCTGGTGCGTCTTCTTCTACTTTACCAATCCCTAGTTGTGGATCTGCATAGAATTTTTTCATTAGATTATCAAATTTTAGACTCATAATAGATCCCCTATGTCTAGTTCTTTTATATCTTCAGAAGAGACAAATATCTTCTGTTTCGTTTTCTTATGAATTACAGGAAAAACATCTACACCTAGAATAGTATCAGAGGCTGGAGTGTCTTCAAATACTTCTACTTCATCACCCTCTAGTGCATCAATTTCATCTTGCTCTTCACCAGAAGAAACAACATCCTGTGTTAGTTTGTAGATGCCCTTTGAGAGTTTACCATTATCTAATGTAACGTCTTCTACAATACTATTATCAAATTCTACATTGTTGTCTTTGAAATATTCAAGAAGTTGTTTCTCAAACATATCTGGGTCATCAATGTGTTCTTTAAATGTATCTTTAAGTAAAAATAATGCAGCTGCATATGTACCAACTCTTGTTCTAAGTCCTGGCACTTTTTGAAAAATCTTCTTTATGTTAAACACAAGTTTATGCAGAATAGTATAAGAATTCTGTTCACTTTGTTTATAGAGTTTTTTATCTGTACGATTACCATCTTTATCAATGATACCCATTTTAAACGCATCAGTCTTCTCAAACGGTTGAGTTAACAGTTTGATAAAACGATAGGTAACAAATAAATCTACAGCTCTTCCCATTATAGTCTCTCTAATATCTCTTTTATACTTTGCACTTCTTCAACTTCTTCCATCTCATCCTCTAGTATCATATTCAAAAACACCATAAATGTTTTAAGAACAGACCAAAGTTCTGGTTCAATTTTAAATAGTAACAAAGTAGATCCAGCTTCTGCACCAAACAAATTATAAACGACAATCATATGATTAAGTATCAGACGTTCTTTTAGTTCGCCACTTTCATTATACTTCCTCAATAAACGCTTTATGTATTTGAAGCGTTTCATGTCATCATGGAATTCAGATTCACCTTCACATTGTGGGTTATCGTAATGTTTGATTGCAAACATCACAATATTATCATTAGTTAATTTTTCAAACATATTTCCTGTACCGTTTTAAACGATGCGGGCTTTAATAAAATGAGTTCCGTTTGCAGTTTTTTCGTGCATAATCTCTATAGACAAACCACCCTCAATCTTGTGGGAAATTCCGTCATCATTAATATCTTCACCGTTTTCATCTTTACCTGTGCGTCCACCAAATTGTGTTAGTGGCATGGAATACTTTCCACCTTCTTCTGATAAGTCAGGCATATCAAATGAAAGAGAAAGTCTACCTAACTTTTCTTGCATCTTGTTAAGACAGTGTTCTGGAACAAGATGTTCCATTTGTCCCATTGCGCCTAAAAATCCATTGATACGTTCTACCATCTTTGGATTTGTTACATCATTAGAAAAGTCAGAACCATCCATTGGATAACCAGCATCAGTTGCCTTTTCGGCAATGTAGTTACTAAAGTTCTTCATCTTTATCATCCTCTACTTTTTTCTTTTTCTTGTTTGGGTTAACCGAAAGAATTTCTTGAAGAACCTCTTCCTGAGGCTCTTCTTGAATTTTCATTGGTTTACCGTTTGCACCATATCTAATAGTCATAGTATTACTCCTTAAGCAATAGTAGCGCCATTGTTTGACAATACAACCCACTTAGAGTTAGTAAAGATCAAAGTAACAGTATCATTAACATCTGCAAAGGTAATTGTAGAACCGTTTGCAAAGTTTGATGGTGTAATAACAGAGTTACCACCGTCTGCAATCATAGTCAAGATTTTGATTTGTCCTTGAGCGCCATCTGCAAGTCCAGCTGCGTGAGCACCACCAGCAGTTACAGTATCAATATGTGTTATTGATGTACCTGTATTAGCAGTTACATCTGGTGCAGTGTTAGTATTTGTGATCGCCTGTGGAACGCCATCCAAACCCAACCAAGTTGGAATGTTTTGGAATGTGTCACGAACAGTGATTTTTTTGTTTACAGGGTTTCCTGATGGATCATCAATAACATGCAACAAGTCTTCTGATGCAATTGCGTTACCTAGATCGTTTAGTGCCGTGATTTTCTTATCAGCCATTTTTATCTCCTAATGGTTTAAACCTTCAACTCAATGCAGTTTGTACTGCACTATCGTCTTGCGAAGGGATGCTACTGGCGGGATTCGCCTCACCTAATTGTCCTAGAAAAACATCACATTGTTGGATTGCACCATTAAGTGCGTTTCCTTGTGCTGTCAACTGTGACTTCATTTTATCCATTTGCTGCAACTGACTTGTTACTTTATCCAAGTCAGTTTGCAGTTCATGTTTCTTTTGTTCAATATCATTAACACTTAGTGTTTTATCATTTTTTGACATCATATATCCTTTTGTTTATACTACTTATGCAACCGCTGTGTTAGTTGCTGTACCAGCAGGAACTGCAACACCAGAGTTAACTGTTGTACCAGTATCTTTGATTGTTCCACCAGCAAGTGCAATGTTTTGTGAAGCAATTGACAATACGTCACCAGCAGATACAGTTGAACCAGCTGCACCGATTGTATGTCTGAATACAAGTTTGTTAGTACCTGTACCAGATTGATACGTTGCACTCAACGAAGCAGCAGAACCGCCACCCGCTTGTGAGTTAGTGATTGCGATTGTTGGTGAACCTGTTACAGTTACCTTCTCATTGAAAGTAAGTCTAACATCAATATTACCACCAGCACTTACATCAAATGCTGCTCCAACGAATGCCGATTTATTAATGTCTGCACCAGCGATTGCTGTTGCTAATCCACCGATTGAGCAAATAACTTCTTCAAGTCCTTTACCGTTTAGTTGTACCCAACCTTTTGATGTTGCGTATACGTCTTCTTTTTGAGCTGCAGTAAGCCACTTTGGTTTCGCTTCATCTGCATCTGTGTTTCCCCATAGGGCCATAGTCTTTCTCCTTATTTAAAGATTTTACTCTTCTATTTATCTAAATCCATATCTCTTCAATTGAGATATAGTGTTTGAGGGGGATGTGTGATGAATCCCAATACCACCAGCAATCTCCCATTCCTTAATGTTTTTGATATAATCATCAATTAAGATATTAGGATTATTGCCAGTTGTGGCATAATTTACTTTATCTGCACGTTTAACTAAATGAATCTTACCAGTAGGTTTTGCGTTTTTAGACAACCATGCCTTTTTGCCAGGCCTACTGTTTGAATCGTTAGACGAATATGCAGATAAAATATTTGCATTATATTTATTTATTAATTTCCACATTCTTTGTGCGCCAGGCATCCAAGGTAACGTATGCCAGAAATCCTTCTTTGCACGAATTTCTTCCCAACGTGTTTCCTTTTCTACCTTGTCAAACTGTTTACCAGAGAGTTGTTTATACCCCCCTAGTAAATCAACAATCACCATATCCATATCACAATAGATACTTGGCAATTCTTCTTCATTAACATTAGTAAGTTCGACAAGATGACGCATATTAGTCTTCTTTATCTTTTACTTTTGTTTCAATCTTATTCATAGGTTTACCTGTCATTGTGGTTTCACCATCTTTAGATTCTTTTTTACCTTTACCACTCAAATATGCTGGGGTATCATCTTCTGCACCCTCAACCTTTTTTGCAGCTTCAGCCCACATATCAGAAATATGTTTTGCGGCAAGTTGAGCAAGAGTAGGTCTTACTGACTCTTCAACTGACTCTTTCTTCTTTGCTTTTCTCATTGCAGCAAAGTCTTTACCATCAATGTCACCATCTTTATCTTTGTCGAGTTTCTTTTGTCCACCAACTAACTTCTCAGTCTTTAGTGTTTCCTCAACGTCATATTGTTTACCGCCGATAGTAAAGGTTTTTTCACCTTTTTCTTTTGCCATTTTTGCAGCGTGAATATAGTTATTTTCACTCTTCTCTTTTTCTTTTTCTTTTTTAGAGATTGCAATTGCAGCTTGCTGAGCAGGAGACATTGCCTCTAACACAGCACTCTCAATACTACCCTCTTTAGTTTTAAGATACTTGGACATTTATTTCTCCTGTGAGTTTATTTTGTTAATTGTTTCAGTTGCTTTCGCAATCTGTAATTGTAGTTGAGCGATACGAGTTTTCTTCTTATCATCTCTTGCAGCGTCTACATCTTTGGCAGAATCTGGTCTATTGTCAATCTTTGGTTTGTCTGCTTCCTCTTTCTTGTCCCAAGGAGCTTTCTTCAAAGTTACTTTTGATTTACCTTTTTTAGATGACTGTGATGCCTTTGCAAGTTTCTTTGCAAGGTCTGCCTTTTTGTTTTCATCAAGTTCAACCTCTTCTTTATACATATTCAACTCAAATGGTTTTGAACCACCTTTGTTGTAAACTTGGATTTGTAGGTTTCCACCTTTACCTTTTAATCTGTATTTGTTTGTTTTACCCTCAGAAGGTTTCTTTGGGCCGGTTGCAACTTTACTGTCAATCTCTTTTGGGTCTACAGTAATTCCTAATTTCTTTTTTGCGTAATCATATGCGTGTTGCATTGCACCACTAAAATCTTTATGATACAAGTCATACTTCTCATCAAGTTCACCTTCTTTCTTTGTCGCCATCAACTTGTCATGGTTGTCGATTGCATACTTGTCTGCATCTTCTTTATTGTCAAACTCTTTTGCAATACTACCATCTGCATTGTATACACAGAACTTGTCATCTTTTTTCTTAACGTGATCAGTTGGATCCATTTCTTCTGGTAATGGTTGTGATGGCCATTGAACTGGTTCAACACCTTCCTTTTTACCTTTACCATGATCCATAACTTTTTTACCAAGTGGTGTCAAGTTACCTTTTTTATCATACATCAGATCAATGAGTTTCTTTTCTGCAGCAGTCATCTCATCAATTTGAACATCTTCATTCTGTCTCTTCAGAACAGCAGCGACTTGTTTATGATCAGACAAACCTTTTTTGATTTTTTCAATAGCAGCGACAGCACCTGACATATTTCCACCAGCATATCTTTTATCTGATGCAATACCAATTGCCATTTTAATTTCTTTTGTAGAGTATCCCTCTTGAACAGATTCTCTTTCGACTTGTTCTAACTCAACAAACTTTTGACCCTTCTGTTGATACATGTCTTTCCAATCTTTACCGTACATTGTATTCAACATCTTTTCGATATCTTTTACACTACCAGTAACAGATGTTCCATCATCACCCTTTAAGTCTTTTGCCTTCAGTTTAAACTTTTTAATTAACTTTTGAAAGTCTGGGTCAGTCTTGTCGTGATCTAACATATCAATCGTTGCCTCTTGAAGTTTAGAAGAATTATACTGAACCTCTGCCAGAGCCTCCGTCATTGTTTTAGCGTATCTAGTCATTTATTTTTTCCCAAATTTTTACGACAAGTTTCCCTGTACCTTTTATTAATCTATGATACTCCATCATGGGTATCGTATATATCTTTTCTCTTTTCAATTCTACTGGAAGCATATTATCTAGTTGCAATTTCCAACCACTTCCTTCGAGAACCATTACATCTCTTGTATGTTTGTCACGATGCCATATCAATTCTTCCTCTTGTACATCATCCTTAAACTCTCTGAGGAAATGTCCCTCTTCTTGAATATCAGAATATGGATTTACCAAAAGAAATTACCGCCGCCACTTAAACCAAGTTGTTTTGCATAACGTGGAAGATTACAACTCCAGTATCCTGCCTTGGTTCTATCTTTTTGTTGATCACAGTTGTGACGAGCAGCAAAACTTTTTCTTGCATCCTTATCTGACAACTTAACCTTTAGTCCACTCGTATCACCGAATGTAACCTTTTTAACATTACCTGTCTTTGGGTCTTTAACATACACATAGTATTTTTTAGGCCCACCGACCTTTGGTTTATTTAGTTCTACATCTTTTTCTTCAAACATCATAGGACAATCTAGTGGAACATGTTCTCCCTGATACATATCGTATTTACCGATATCACCTTCCATCAGTTCCTTATCAAAACCTACTGGACTGTAAACTCCTACTTTATATGCATCTCTTTTCTCTGTAAAGAAATCATAGTACTTTTCTGAACCAACACGATATTGATTTGATTCGATTAAACTTGATGTTTCGCATTCGTTACAACAATCTGGTGTTCCACACTTTGTATGTTCCTTAAACGAAAACGGTTTCTTCTCTTGGCCTGGCGTCATGTCTTGAAACAATTCCCTTCTGGCATTTGTGCCAACTTCACGAGCATCTTCTTTTTCTTCTTTTTGCCCTTTAGCCTGTTTCCACAAGTCTGCATCAGCAGTTGTTCTTGTCTTACCACCAGTAAGGAATGAGTTCACTCTTGCGAATGCCCACTGTTGTGGAGTAGTTCCTGGCCTATGTCCTGTTTTCCATGCAGCCATACCTCTATCGTATACTTTCTTTAGAATACCATATGATATACCAGACTTATCTGATTTGTCAACAAGCCCTTTAATCTTTTCGTCTAACTGAACTTCTTCTTTAGGAACACAGTTTGGCACCATTTTGCCATTCTTCTTTTTCATTCCCTGTTGTCTGTGAGTATCCCAACATGGGTCTTCCTCACCAAACATATCTTTAAATTTCTTTGTGTACTTAGATGGTTTAGTATCTGCATTACCATCTCCTGGCGCAGGCCCATCTTTCTTCTTTGCAAAGTGTGCCGCACGTTTCTGTTTAGTGGACTTTGACATTGCATCACCATCAGCATCTTTTGCATAATACTTGGCTGGTTCAGTACCTTTTCTATCTTTAATATCTTTATCTTGTTTTACTTCGTACAACCACTTCTTGTGTGTAGTACCATCTTGTTCTGCAAACACAAGATAGTTAGTTCCTCTACGAATAACTTTACCAGAAACACCAGTGTAATTATCTTCTACGATATCACCGATAGCATATAGTGTACCTTCGATATACATATCACGAATAACATCTTCTTCAGTCTGTTCTACTTGATGTGTGATAAAAGATTCACGAATACCCATATACTTACGAACATCTTTGAATAGAGACATTCCCTGTTTAAAGTTTTTAGGAAGTCCATTCTTAAACGAATCAAAATCATCAGATGATGCCGCAGCTCTCATCTTAGATGCAGACATTCCAGTAACACCTTCTGCATCTGGGTCTCTTTCACCAGCAGATACAACTTCAATGTTATCAAAACCATAGTAACCATGTCCTGATTCAACACCATTGTATTTGTTCAACAACGTATCAAACTCTTGTACTCTGTCAGAACCAACAACCATTATTACTGATTTATGGCCTTTGTTGTGTAGTGAGACTGCAATCTCAAATACGTTTCTTGCTTTATCTACAACAATTTTTCTGGCATGTTTTGGGAACATCTTCTTCATGTATGCAACTTTCTTTACATACGGAAGAGGGTCTTTCTTAGGATTTTCAGAGTGAGATGCAAACACATAATATGGAGCGCCGACATTCTTTTTAGCCTGTCCAGCAACTGCATCCATCAATTTTTCATGTCCAGTTGTTGGTGGATTGAATCTACCAAAAGTGAACACAGCAGTGTCACCTCTAGCTTCTCTTATTTCTGAAAACTTCTTCATTTATCCCATGCCTTTATTGCAGTAAAGTTATTAAAACTAAATTCCATTCTATCTACGAGTTTAACTGCATCGCCGGATACTCTGTCGATTGCAACATAACCTTCTGGATTAACCACTTTAAATCCATTAGCAGTCTTAATAAAGGTATCAGTTAATCCCTTAACACTATTTAGTTTACTTACAATCCCCATCTTAGCATCTACTAAATGGCCTTGGAACGCAATAACACTTTCTAAATTTTTCGTATGTTTCTTCATTTCACGAACATACTCTGTTTGGAGATTAGTATATTTCTCTTTACCCTTATCACTTTTTACTTTGTCAATCTGTTTCTGAATTGACATTTCTACCCACTTTTCATATCCCTTAGCATGTGCCTTTGGATTAGTAATTTTTTGTCCTTCACGAACCTTACTATTATTATAAGTCTTTAGTGACGCACCAGCAAGAGCTCCTGTCATACTATCTTGTAGTTTTAAGAACTTTGCTAACATAGGTGCATTAATTTTTTGGAATGTAGAACCAGCAGATGATAGTGACTTAGTAACCTTTGCAGTTTCATTAGAAGTCATTGTCGCTTTACCAGATACATCTTTATATGTTGCATCATCCATCCATACAGATGAAGGTTTAGATAACCCTTTGATGTTTGCACCAAATGATGCTTTCATATCTTGTAATGCATCACCAGTATATGTTGTGTGCCATACAATACCAATTTTTGCAGTATTGATTTGTTTACCAATATCTGATGTAGGGTCTACTGCATATACAATTGTATTAGGTTGAAATGTGATGAATGACTTTCCATCAATTTTCTCTGAAGACTTATCTTCTGATGTAAACATCAAGTCTCCTTGAAGAACACCTTTAATACCTAACTTAGAAAACTCTTCTAATGCAACTTTGAACTTCGTATTTAATGCACCAGATAATCCATCATCATCAATCTCTTTTGCGGTCTTGTACAACTTTGGAGTTGCGTTGAATACTGACTTCTTTGCAACAAAGAACTTACCATCAGCAGGGTCAATACCAGCAAAGATTGCAGGCGCACCGTCCCACTTAACAGTCATGTTTACGGATGAACGTGCCTCACCAGCAAGCATATCTCTTAAAGAACGAACAAAGTTAATTGCAGCTCTACCGCCTGGCACACCAAAGTTTAATATCTCATCTTCGATATGTTCTAGGTGTAGATTTTTACCACCCTTGTCTTCTGTCAAGTATGAACTAAAGTTTATCATTAATATGCCTTTAAATGTACACAGGAAGATTCTGATTCAGACTTAGCATATCTATATGCAAGTTGTAAGAACTTCTGTTCTTTTCCTTCTAGTCGATTAAACATAAATGTTACTAGATATTTTGACTCTAACCAACCACTATCTTTTTTACCCAACTTCTTTTTAAATTCATTCAAGTCTATTTTACTATCTTCACCAGCCTGTAAATATTCTGCATAGAACATTTCAAAAAACTTATCATTGTCACTTTTAATAAGTTTTTCAATTTGTTTTCTTTGAGGAATTGGTTCTGCACCAGCAGCAATAAGAACTTTTCCTATTGGACTTTTTGGGCCACCATCTCCACTCAACTTACCATGTTTTGCTTTATTACCAATAAGTTCGCCTTGGAAGGCAGGGAATGTTCTAAATTGCATTTCCATACCACCAGCACCAAAAAGATAACCATCTTTAGAACTAAAGAAGTCTCTTTTACCTAATGACTTTTTTGTATACTTTGGGGATTTGTGAGGTTTCTTATAGTTAAGTTGTGCAAACTTAACCTTTGTTGTTTTCTTTAGTGACACACCTATAATGTCACGAGCGGCATATGCCTTCAACAATTCTTGATTAATATATGGTAGTGAAGGATCAGCAGCAAAGTCATAGTTACTAATAGAACTATCCACAGTCATCCAAATATCTGCTGGTGTCCATTTATTAATATCTGTAAAATAATTTTGTCCAGAGTTTTTGAATAAACCCTCAATCATTTTCACAAAGTCTGAACCTCTGTGGAATGTATATTGTTTTCTACCTAATGCCTTGTACATACCCTTTGCAACAGATATAGAAGATGTAACCCAATCATCACTTAGGTTTTCAATCTCATCCCAAGATGCATCAACCTTAACTTGACTATATGCAGCTTGCAACTCTAACATGTTAAAGTCTGTTTTTGGATTATTCCAGATTGCTTGGTTGTATACACACTGTGCAGATTCTGCTGCTCGTGTACCAGAAGAACCACCACCAGAACCTTTACCACCACCGAAAGTGCCAGTCTTTTCTATTTCCGTAATTCTTAGGAGTTTACCATTAGATGCATTGAAGGAGGCTTTGCCACGAGGAAATGCAGTGTCATAATCACCTTTATCAAATGCAACCTTTAGTGCATTGTCAATCCAAGTAATAGATACTTCACCTACGTCTGTTGGAATTTTAGTTCCATCATCAATAATAGACTGAAGAATACTGGCATTCTGCCTTTTAGCAACATCTGCTTTACTTAGATTTGATTCTGATAACTCAGAGTATGAGCTTTGAATTCTAACAACATGATTTACTTTGGACTCGTCCACAGGATTTAGTTGTCGGAAATACTTTCTGACTGACATTTATCAAGTTCTCCATTAATACAATTATTACTATTCTATTTATAATAACAGATTATTCAGTAATGTCAAGCTCCCTCTGACCTTTCATAAACTTAGGTAGAGGAATATTTTCTCCAAAAGGTTTAACTCGCATCAATTGTTCTGATAACAATTCAGCATCTCTTTTATTTTTAAAAGTACGCACAACATCGTTAGTGGGAAATTCAACAACTTCCCATCTATTATTATTTTTATTTACAAAGTACGTTACTTTTTTATACTTTGATATCCGTGAATTTCTCATAAGCCTTTTCCCCAAGACCCACTCCGAAAGTCGTTTTATCAAATGTCGATTCATCTTGTTGTCCACTGTCAATAATGTCATCTTGCGCTTCCTGTTCACAATCATATAATTTCATTTTCGCTCTGTCGATACCTACAACAAACCTCTTGTTTGCGCCAGGGTCATTATAACGATTCTTCAACTGTTTAACCATTATCTGGTTAAGTGACTCTAAATCTTCTGTCGAGATAAGAGCGAACATAAGGTCAGCCGTAGCAGGCAAACCAAAACTTTCTGATGTATCTTCCAAACCAACATCTGAGTTGGCGTACCCACCCCTAGTCGTTTGTGTTGCCGACATAATCGGCACATTATTTTCAACTGCAAGACCCCTAAGTTCTTCTGCGATTGCTTTGATGTAAAAATATGATCCGACATTCGCATTCCCCTTGAACCTTGATGAAGAACATATATTTAGATAGTCAATAAAAATGATATCTGGTTTAAATGATTTCTTCAGTGATAATTCTTTTAACAATCCTCTGAAGTGTCCAGTATGGGCAGATGCAGTAGGATATTCTTTGATAATTAACTTTCCGTTAGTCTTTGTTTGTATTTTGGATAAACGGTCTGAGAACATCTTTTTAGGCAAATCATGTAAATCATCCATAGTGATATTCATTAAATTTGCGTCAATACGTTCAGCAATGCGTTCTTCTGCCATCTCCAAAGTTATATATAGAACATTCTTACCTTGCATAAGTGTGGACGCAGCCATGTGACACATGAACAACGATTTACCTACACCTGTACCAGCAAGTGCAATGTTCAAAGTTTTTTGTGGTAATCCACCCTTGGTAATCTTGTTGAAATATTCCAAGTCGAATTCGACCTTTTCTTCTACCTTGTGATAGAAGTCAAATCGTTCTTCACCGTTTTCTACATAGTCGTGTCCAACATTCTGATCGAAACCAACAGCAAGTGCCTCTGATAAAATAGATGGTATTGCTTCTGGCGTATGTTCTTTATCTTTACCTTCAATAATTTGGATACCATTAAGGATTGCATTGTAGACTGCTTTATCCTTACAAAACTTTTCTGTAGTATCAACTAACCATTGCATATCAACTTCTGCATCTGATAAGGTTTCTATGATACCAAGAACCTTTTTGAATTGTTCTTCTGCTAGGTCTTTACGGCCGTCAAGCTCGATTGAAAGACTTTCTTTTGTAGGTTGATTGTTATACTTCTCCCAGAACTTACCAATCTCTTCAAAGATTACTCGTTCACTAGGGTCAGTAAAATACTCAGATTTAATAAACGGAAGAACCCTTCTAGCATAGGGTTCATTCATAATCAAATTAGAAAGTGCGGTTCGTTCAATCGTTTGAAGTGTTGACATATTGTAAATCGTTATCCTCTACTTGTTTCTCAATTAAATGCATGAGTATATCTCCAAGTAAATTCTTGAAGTCTAAATCTTCTTGCAAATCTTTTTCACTATAACTTGGAGTATACACTATATCATAGTGAAATGTCAAGGGCAAACTGCCATCTTCTGTCTCATCACCGAAAGAAACTTTACTATACTCAAGGATAATGTTTTCATACTCACCAGTAACACCAGTGAGTTTTAGTGCAGTCCACTTTTCATCTTCCTCTTTGTCATTACTAACAAATATAAAAGACCTTTCGATATCAATATTATTCAATGACTTCTTCCTCATCATCTTCAATATCCATCTGGCCACCATACTTAAATTCTTTACTTGCTGCATCATCCAACTGTTGCATAACTTCTTCTGTAAAGAACTTCTCTGGATTATTATTAATTGTTTTACCAAATGTTTTTGTACCATCAGGCAACTCAATACGAGTTGATACTGATTTAAATATACCATACTTCAATGCAAGTTCAAGTAATCCGTAATATCTATCTAGTCCACGTTGGTACATTAATCGTACATCAACCATCTTGTTCTCAATAGTCAAACGAGACTTTGCATTCTTACAATGAATGATATTACCTACCACCTCTGTACCGTCTTTCTCTTTCTTCTTAGAAAGATACACGATAGATGAAGCGGCATACTTCAGTCCAGAACCACCACCCATTTCTTTGGTAGGGAACATAGAACCCACAACGTCATATGTGTGATTAGTAACTACCATAGGAACTTTCGCTCTACCTAGTTTCAATGTCAATACACGAAATGCAGCCTTGAGAACTTGCGCTCGTGTCATATCTCTTGTCTCTTTACCATCAGAAGTATCTTCTACTTCTTTAGTTGTAGATAACATACCAAGTGAATCCAAACATAACAACATTGGTTTTCTATCTGATTCATTTTGTTGCAGATATGCATCCAATACCTTTAATGATTGTGTACGAAATTCTTGTACAGTTGTTACAGGTAAGATAACCATACGAGATGGGTCGATACCTCTATCTACAACCATCTGTTGTGTAATAGCAGATTCAGACTCAAAATACAACACACCAGCATCTGGGTTTGCATCAAGGAATGACTTAACCATGCCCATAATAAAGAAAGTTTTACCAGTTGCACTGGCTCCTGCAATTGCAGTAATCTTGTTTGATGGCAATCCACCATAAATTGAACCACTCAGCAGTGCATTGAAGATATAAGAACCAGTATCAATAAACGAATCTACATCTCCAGCCTCAACTCCATCTGCAACTAAACTTGCATATTCATTACCAGCAGTTTTTGCAATATTATTCCAATCCATTAAATATCATCCTCTTTTCTGTTGTTAGAACGAAACGACTCAAATCCATCAGGATAACGTGCTTCCAACTTTTCAATATTCATATATATGATATCTTCTATGCTGGTATCCAAGGCAATACAGGCCTGTGAAATATACCACATAATATCTCCAAGTTCTCGTTTCATATGATAGATGGTATGTTCATCCATTGGTTTCCCTTGGAACAAACATTTCTTTACTACTTCAGTAAATTCACCACCCTCTGCACAGATACCTAATGCAGCTGTCAATAATCGTTCTGGGGGAACACCCTGTTCATCAATTATATCTAGTGCGTCTGAAAAGTCTTCTGCATTCTTAGATGCATCAGAAGTTACCTCATCGACAAATCGAGTATAGTCAAGTAAAAAATCTTCATCTTGTTGTGTCATATCCATATCCTTTATTATTTAATATATAATACTATAAAAGTTCTCTAAAGTCAAGAGATTTATAGAATAACACTTTTTTGTGGAACTTGAATTCCACTTGTCTGTGTTTGCCATCCTTCAGCAATTTGTTGCATAGTAGGTACGATAAATGATACACATGTTTTATTAAACTGTAAAGTTCCATCTACCTTATCACCTGTCATACAAACACCATCAACTAGAGCTACACCCTTTTCATTTACTTGTACCAAACGTGGGCGTTCAATAGTATAGGACATCATATCATCTGTGATGTATCTCCCAATAATTTCTGCACCGTTTGTTAGCACAAGTGTTACAATATCATTCTTATTCATTATATTTTCCTATGTTAGTGGGGAGAGCGTTAAACTCTCCCCTTAGTTTATTTAAACTGATTCCGATCCTTGTGGATTACGCAAGAAATCACGATATGTTCCTTTAGGGAGCATACCAGTGTGGTTTGCCTTACTATTATCTAAACCAAACTGAATATCGCCAGATGGGTCAAGAATAAACTTATCTGTTGCGTGGCACAGCATGATATGAACAGCAGATGCCTTGTTTTCACCAGAAAGTTCATAAGTATACTTCATAAACCATTCATCCATTCCATCAAACAAAGCAGTCTTTCTTTGTTTTAACTTGTGACTTTTCAACAAACTTAGGAAAGGTTGAACCCTATCTTCCTTGCCATTTTCAACCATCAAAGTTGCCCAAGCGTTGAACTGTCTTTGCCAAGGATCAAAATTAGTAACCTTGCCATCGAAAAAGTCTTGTGTCAACAACATACCTTGTCGTACATTCTCTTTCCATTCATACCATAGGTCTACAGCATTAGTCATTGTTAAACTACTATTTTTAAATTTTGCTTGAGCGCCGTATCCAGCTCTTCTCTTCAACACCTGTCTAAGAGTAGTTACCTCATCATTAGTAGTAGTCTTATCCTTCTTGTTGATAACATCTGTAACAGTTCTGTTCTTTGCAGGAGCAGCCTGAACAAAAACTTCTGGGTCTACACCTGTTACTATTGTAACTCTGACTGTCTCGCCACGTTCAACAATAATATGCAGTCTGTGTTGATACTCTAGGATGTTGCCTGATGTTGTGAACACACAAGCGCCTCCATCCCACATCCAACCATACTTGCCTGCACTCTTGCGAATTGCTGCTAGTTGTGACGGAACAATCTTCCTGTTGTCATTGTTGTGATTGTCAAGAATATATTGTGCCATTTCTGGTGTCATGTATACAATAAATGATTCTTGTTTAGTTGATTTTGGATTGAACGTCAATACGTCCTTTACTTCTGTAAGTGTAAGTGCCATTTGTTAATCTCCTTTGATACTTTTAGCACAACATGAAATATTTCATGTCTATCTTTATATAGTACTCTAAAATTAACTAAATGTCAAGTTCTTTTTTGACTCTTTCTAGTAATTCTAAAGTTCTCTTTCTATAACCAAATCCCAACATAGAGGCCTTTTCGCCTATATCATATGGTGGTTCTTTGCCTATAGAGTAGTATTGATCTGCTGTCAGATCAATTAACTTCTCATTTATATCTAAACACCACCAATGCCAAACGTCATTAGGGTCTAATGCTCGATATAACTTAATCTTCTTTGTAGTGAATACTTTCTGTAGACAGGCAGAAGAATGGTGACAATGGCCAAACATGGGATTGATTGAATTCCTCTTTCTCCACTTTAAAGGTATCAAATCTGGTGTAAGGTTTTTTAAGATTGTGTCTGATACTATTTTTAAGTTCTCTTCGTTATATTCCATCATCGTATTATCTGTATCTCATCTGGGTTGCGATTAAAAGTTTCAAGATTATGTCTAACACGGCCATCTGCCTTTAATGATTCATATCTCTTAGATGCCTTGTTCTTCCACCAATCAACACATCCAGAAAATGAATGTCTTTCAAAAGCGTCACCCTCAATAAGAGTATCGGTTTCAAAGTTCATATATTCTTTTACATTTGAATATCCAAAAGTACCAAGATACTGTCTCTTTTTTTCTGTTAGATTTTTAGCATCATTAAATGTCTGAACAAACTTTGTGTATTCTGTTGGTTCTATATTCTTTAGTGATGATTTGATAATAGAAATCATTTTGGTTTGCGTCTTTAGTTTCCTAGAACTAGCAGATTGATCAACCAGAGGTTCACCACCGTTACGTTCTTTAAACCAATCATTCAATCTATGGAAGTTGTCATCATTAATAAGAGGAGCAAAGTCTGACATTGTATTACCCTTATATCGTAAGAATGGTTTCATACCATCATACTGCGAACTACTCTTAGTTGTACCGTATAAAGATGTAGTCTCAAACATACAAAAAGGGCCACCATACTTTTTATCTAGTGTATCTTTTGTAAGATGTGAACAACAGATAGATGCAAGTAGTTTACCACCCAAGTAATTAAATCCAAATGGTTGAGTTGGAACAATGATAAATCCCATAATAGTAGAATCATTGAACCGTTTCATTGTAGCTGGATCCATCGTATTCAATGGTTTACCTAAGAAATCATTACGAGGTTTTGAGTTGATTGTTGGTGAACCCAAACGAATAAACCCAGCAATCTGTCCTGTATTCTTTTCATACACTACCCACTTGATGGACTTGCCTGGCACAGATACTTCTACTGCATGAGATGTTACAATTTCAAGATAGTTTACGAATATCTCATTACTAACTTCTTTACATTCAAACTCCATATCATTTGGATGCATATCAAAGTTACTGAACATATCATCTTCAGGCCCCATTCCAGGCAAAGACACTGGATAGTTACTCATACGTTCAAGTTTTACTCTTCTAAGATAGTCATCAATTCTACCAAAGTTAGAAAAATAATCTACGAATACATTTGCAGCTTCAATAGCGTCTGTCCTGTTTAATATCATCCAAAAAAGTCCTCAAGTGTCATCTGTGTTCCGTAAGAGCGGTCAATGTTCCATTTGATTTGTTGCATAATAAAAACCAACGGTTCAATAAACGCCTTCTCGAATTGTTTATCATAGTCCAAATATTTGTGAATGTCAAGCTCTTTTGGTAATTTAGTCATAAAAGAAATAACATTCGATTGCATAGGGTTTGGTGTTCTCATATTTAAGAACTTAATCTTTTCACCCTCTTGAATAAGAGGATACTTATTTGTTAGTTTCTGTTTCTTAACAAAGTGATTATATAGAATAGCACCCTTACAATGCATAGGTGTTCCAGATTGGAATATACTAGAACCACTACTCCACTTTGCAATACCATTCACAGAACGTGGAAAAGCAATATCTTCTGGGGATAGTTCCATAAACTCATTACGAAACTCTTGAATAAATGTATTCACATCTTTCTCAGTACCAGACATAATAATCTTTAGACATTCCTTAATCTTCTCACGACAAGGAGCAGGCGTACTAGACTTGACAGCCTCAATACCCATAATCTTTAGTTGTGGTTCTTGATAACGAACACCTTCCATATCCCAAACATTTAGGATGTATCTTTTCTTTGCAGTCCAAATACCTTTGTCTGCAATCGCTTCACGCCCCATCTCCATCTTCTGGTCATATGCGTTTACATACGAAGCAAGCTCTTGATAACTTTTATTAATAAAAGGTTCAATTTTCTCTTGAGCAATTCTATCAAGGAAATCCACGGCCCGGCCACGATACGCACTCTCCGATTCATTCTCTCTCTGTTTAAGCACAGTATTAACCAACTTGTCAAAACTAATATATACCGAATCTGTATCCGATGCAATAACATAATCATCTCCATCTGTCTTTAATAATTTATTCAAATAATCATTGAGTGCCTGTTCAATCCAACGAATGGATAACTGGCCAGAAGTTGTAATACCTTCTGCAATTCTCAAATCATAATATCGAAACCACTCATTACCAATCGCACCATAAGCAGAGTTCAAAGAAATCTTTCGTGCCATCTGGATGTTTTGAAAGCGAGACACATCATTCAGATACTTAGGGTCTTTAGTATCCTCATAAAGTTGTTTTGCAGTCAACATCTTTTTCTTGTAGATAGTACGATCATTGTACATCTCTTGCATCATCTCAGGCAAGAAACCTTGTTCCTTAGTTCTGAACAATGCACCGTTTGGTGTACAAGTTACAGATGCAGATGGTAACATGGATAAGTCATGTTTCTTTTCTAACATCTCATCCACAGCCTTCTCTTTATTGAAAGGCATAGTTTTAGGTAATAGTGTTTCTGGGGAAATATTGTATTGCATAATCAAGTGTGGATACAAAGAGTTCAAGTCAAAAGACATTACCCATTTGTGTTCACCGACTTGTGGGTCTTTGACGTATGCACCAATATACTTTTCGTTTTTAGTTTTAGATGATCTCTTCTGTGGAATAACAATCTTCTTACTTAGAAGGTGGTTGTATATCAACACATCCCAATACTTAACAGACGTAAAGGAATCAGACATGTTCACCTTAGCCTCATACGTCATAGTCAAAATCAAATCAATCAACTTCATCTTTGCGTCAAGTCTATCAACTAGTTCAACGTCCATGATGTTATAGTCGAGGAATGACTGATAGTCTTTAGTATACCAATCACGAAATGTTTCGTATGGGTTTTCATCCTTGCGTTGTCCAAGTTCCACATTAGCAATATGGTCAAGACGATATGATTCTTGTCGAGTATATGTAAACTTACGATACAACAATAAGTAATCTAAGTCTTCGACACCCATGATATCATAGACTTGTTCCTTCTTACCATATGCACCAGTAATTGTTCGTGCATTCACAACACCCCAAGGAGATAGACGCTTCATTGCGTCTTCACCCATTACAGATTTAATACGGTTACAAAGATAGGGAATATCGAATCGTTCAGTATTCCAACCAGTAATAATATCAGGGTGATCACTTTCCCACCAAGATACAAACTGTGCAAGCAATTCACGTTCACCATTACACTTGATGTATTGTACATCTTCTCTATCGTTCTTATAGTCGTGTAATCCCCAAACCTTGATACGGCCTGTGTCGTGATTTTTGATTGTGATAGATAACATAGGTTCAAGTGCAACATCGGCATTAGGGAAACCGTTCTCACACTCAACCTCAATATCAATAGTAACAATACGCATTTGCGAACTGTCATACTGAATTTGTTTTGGATATGTTTCTGAAATATATGTGTAAGGAAAGTTAGTCAACCCAAAACAAAGATGGGGTTGACTTTCATATCTTTCCTTGAACTCTTTAGCTTCCTTGATAGTAAGGAACTTCATTGGATTGACGTTCTTGTCATCCAAGGTTTTCCATCCTGTTTCTTTTTGAACAGGCACATAAAGAGTCGGTTCGTACTTTACTTTGAAGTTAGAGCGTACACCGTCTTTAACGGCACGAACCAATAGTTGATTACCCCATTGGGCAACATGAGTGTAGAATTTCAAAACATTTTCCCTTGTCAATTAGTTTCATTATATAGTGGTTAGGGGGAAATGTCAAGAGAAAAGTGGCATTTGTTCGTCAGAAGAAAAGTGTTTTTCAATCATGTCAATAACATCTTGTGCATCTGCAATTTTAACCAATTCTGATTCTACTGCTTCTGCGATATCTGAATGTTCTCCGATACCAGCTGGATTCTTTAAGTATACTGCAATGTTTGCTTTGTGTAGAGCAATCTTGCCTTCGTTATGTAATTTTATAGCATTAAGCATCATTATCTTTACCTTTCATTGTTGTAATAATGAACTTCTTCTGAGGGTCAACCATGACATTCATTTTTGTCATTGCGAACCTATTTAGAAGAACATCAGTTCCCATTTCACTTCTATCATCAAGGCCAAACATGAACTGATAACTGTGACCCATGAATTCCATGTCCAACTCAACAACAGGCCGTCTATCTACACCACCACCAGTTGTTGCTTCGTACATCTTAACAAGATTAGTAGTAATTGTTTTACCGTTCAATGTGAAAGTAATCTTCTTACCATTAATCTTTATATCTTCTGCATGTAATACAGAAAGTATTCCATTTCCAGTATCGAACTTGCCTTCCATCTCACCAAATGGTAATACGGATACTACTTCATGGTATCCACATTTGGTGGGGGCAGAGTATCTAGATTCTGTATTTTTGTAATGTTGAATAATTTCCTTTGCAATGTTTAGTCCAGAGTTAGCATCTTCAATACCGTCTGTGCCAGGCGAACTGTTTACTTCTAGAAAGTATGGTTGTCCTTTATATGGAATAAAGTCAACTGCAACACAATCACCATCAACAGCCTTCGCAGCAATTAAACATTGACGCACTTCTTCTTCTGATAATTTGTATGGTTTTGGTTTTGCACCTTGAGATACATTTGATCTGAAATCACCTTCAATCACATCTCTACGCATAGTTCCAATAATCTTATTACCAACAATTACCGCACGAACATCATAATCTGTTTTCATATACTCTTGTATAAGAATATCTGTATCTTTATCTTGTTTGTATAACAACTGCACAATTGAATCTAAGGCTCTCTTTGATTCAATAAACAGTACACCAACACCTTTAGAACCCCTAAGAGTTTTAAGGATGATTGGGAATTTTGTATCAAGTTCTTCTAATGCAGAATCAATACTATCTTCATTAGGAATTAGAACTGTCTTTGGTTGGAGTAGTTTAAAATCTTTAAGTCGAACATAACTTCTGTACTTATCTGCACAGATACTAATTGTAGTTCTGTTATTAATACAACTAATACCAATTCGTTCCAACTCAGAGATTAAATCTAACATACTATCTCTTGTTGGCGTACCACGAACAAATACAACCGTATCGTCTTTACTTACGTCAATACTATTATTGTTATCGGATAATGTGTGTTTTCCATTGTTGAAAGACAATGAAACTTCTTTGAAGTTGGCAAGGAAGGTTTCCATTCCCATCTTCTGAGCTTCTTTCTCAAACTTCTTTGCAGTGATTGACTTATCGCCAAACTCTACTGTAAGGATAACTACCTTATAGTTTTCCTCTGTTTTTTCTTCAACAATGAAATCCGAAAACGACTGTGCCAATTAAGATTCTCTCTTTTTACCTATGTTATACTTAGTCTCCAACTCCCACTCATTTTTCTCTTTAAAGGCAATTACCTTAATTTGAGATAGAGGAGCCTTAGGTTCAGCACTTCCAACAATTTCAATCAATCCCCAATCACCTAATAGTCCAGCAATAGAGTTACGTCTTGAAACATCGTTTTCATTTAGATTAGTATCTTTACCATCTAATGCAAATAACTCTTTAAAATGCACAATGTAATACTTACCCTGTTTGTGTAGGATGTGACACGACTGATATAACTTTCTCTCTTTACGAGAGGCAACACCAATCCTTGATAGTGTCTCACGAACCTTTAGGAAGTCATCTGGTTCTTTTAGTTTTACTTCCAGCATCGCTTCGGGATGCCAATCAATTTCATTCATTTTCTTCCACCTTTGTTCAAACTATCTTTGATAGCCTTTATCTGGTCATGATTAAGTATAGACAATGCTTGCTTCGCTTTCTCATTACTATAACCATAATATTCTTTTACTATTTGTAGGTTTTTCAACTTATCAGCCTTTACCCAAGGCGCATATCGTTTCTTAGACCTAATAGTATTTAGTAAAAAGTCATATTGTAGTTTTGAATCAAGGTGGTGACGCATATTCATCTCATTGACCAATGCAATAGTATCATTGAATGGTGCGAGACATTTATTTATAATGAATGGAGAATACTTCTTTTCCCACATAGGATCATCTGATTCCATCAGATTTTCCTTTGTTTCATTCATTGATTTTAGGTAGTGTTTTAGTTCATATCCACTCATTTGAAATTAACCTGTGACATAATTTCAATCATATATGCAAGCATATTGATTTCTTGGTCGGCTACAAATGCAGATTTATATGAGTAGTCTGCTGTTGCAAGAACAAGATGAGGGACAGTTGATGGATTGACTGCATCATACAATGTATCATATACTTTACGATACATACGAGATGGGTCATTGTCTAGATTGTTTGCAACCCATTTACGAATAGACTTGAAATCCTTTTCTTTAAGGAAAGTTGTCAAATCTTTCATATTGGTTTCAGACAAATTGACTAGAACACCAGCATCAATCATACCAGATGCAGAGTATCTTTGGAGTTCATTTAGAACTCTTCTCCAATCTGGAAAATGTTTCTCCACAACACCAGCAACAGCTTTAGGTTCGAATTGAACCTGTTCTGTTTTAAGAACATCCTGTACACGATGGAAGAATTCACCAGCGAGTTTAGGTTTTTCAGTTGATGGAATACGAAATTCTATAACAGAACAACGACTGTGGAGAGGTTCGATGATACGGTTTTTAAAGTTACATGTCAGAATAAAACCACAATTCTTGTGGAACTCTTCGATGAAACCACGCAACGCAGGCTGTGTGGATTGAGGATTTAGGTAATCTGCCTCATCCAAGATTACGAACTTGCGATTACCATCCATAGAGACAGTAGAAGCAAAGTTCTTAATCTTATTTCGGAGAACATCAATACCCGATTCCTCAGAACCGTTTATCATCATATAAGTGGCACCAAGTTCGTCAAGCATAGCTTTCGCAACTGTGGTCTTACCCACCCCAGGCCCACCTGATAGTAGAAGATTAGGAATATGTCCATCATCTACAAAGGTCTGGAAAGTCTTCTTTAAATCATCAGTGAGAACACAATCACTGATTCTACTTGGGCGGTACTTTTCCACCCATAACATCACATCATTCATAATAAAATCCTTCTGGTTTAGGCAGCTTCTAGAGCAATATAGTATTCAACAGGCTTCGTCAGATTAGTAAAATGTGAGATGCCTTGTTTTGATACTTCTACCTTATAATCACCAGAGAGGAGTTTCAAGTTTTCTACTTTGAAGTAGAATGTGAAGTCGCTAGGTGAATTTTCACCAACAACAATACTGAAATCGTTTGAAGTGTCATTCTTACGATCAGTAACCAATAGTTCGATATTACCACCAGTAGAACCTTTTAGTACTACATCTGGAACACCAAGTACGGCAGATGCCTTTTGGATTTGGTTGAATGTGTCTTGAGTAAATGTAAAATCTACATCCACTGAAGGCATTGTGATATCTGTTTTAGCAACAGTAACGATAGAAGGATCACTGAACATGTAAGTCAGTTTACTACCACCACCCTCTTCACTAAGTTTAACACTTTTCTCATCGAAAGACAGTGTTGGGTCTTTGAATAGTGACAATGCAGACAAGAACTCGTTCAAGTCATATATTGCAAATTCATTATCGAAAGTATCTGGAATAGTTGCCTTTGATACAATGTTTTTCATTGCAGACATTGTACCAATCAAATTCCCATTTTTTACCAGAAGGTTCTGGTTAATGGTGGAAAAGTTCTTTAGAACTTCTCTTGTATCATTACTAAGTTTCATATTCAATTATTCTCCGTTGTGTCGTGATTATGAAGAGCCATTATACCATAATGGATCACTTTAAGCAAGTCATTTCTGTTCTTGCCATCTTTTTTTCCGTATCGTTGCGAATATTTTAGAATATTGCCAATACAGAAACCTTCTCCATGGCCCGAGTCCATGATGAATTCTGTTGCTTGAAATTTGTTATGAGAGTAGTGAGCATTATAGGTTACATCTATATACTCTTGTAATTCTTTCAGAATCAAATCTTCTGAATATTTGTAATCAATATGTTTCACTTTTTTCATCCTATTTCATTATTTAACATACTATAACATAAAGGAGCGCCTATGTCAATAGGCACTCCACACTTTATTTACTTAATTTTAATTGAACGAGCTTTCTTTTCTTCTGGAATAATTCTTTCCAGTTGAATATAAAGAAGTCCGTCTTTTAAATCAGCACCCTTCACAATAACGTCATCTGATACTGTAAACGTCTTATTAAAAGAACGTGCAGAAATACCTTTATGTAGATACTCTGGTTTCTTTTCTACTTCAGAAGTTTCAATATCAATAGATTTTACAGTAAGTGTATTTTCTTTTGACTCAATTTCAATTTCGTCTTTCGAAAATCCAGCGACTGCAATCTCAATAGTGTACATATCGTCACTATGTTTTACAATATTGTAAGGGGGATAGTTTGACATTGCTGTTGAACTAACTCTGTTAGCTCCCATTAGACTATCAAACATTCTATCAAAACCGACAGAATAAGTTGCGATCCTAGATGGATCAAGTGTGTAAGCATTTACCATTGTTTTTCTCCTTTGTTAAGCAAGATAAATTTGATACCCGATTATCGGCATATCAATAGTATTTATATAGTATCCAAGAGAGATTTTTCAACCCCTCTTGGACATTTTTACGCAGCGTCAGCGTATTCAAGTGCCTTATCCAGTGCATTCAACTTCACTTTACGATTTCGTCCATACCATGAAGATACTAAACGTCCATCATTTGACCGTCCTTGAAGGTGGTCAGTCATGTTGGTCACTGAGTTAAATGCAGTCCACCAAGAACCTTGAGCAAACTCTGCGCCAGGTTGTACATCCAAGTTCTCAAAGGCAGTCTTTGAGTTACGAGATGTGAAGGGAACAACACCCTCAACCTTTTCTTTCGCCGGCGAACCAAAGACTTCATTGAAGTATTGGATTACGTTTTCACCTGTATATGGTTTAGAACCAAGGTACGCAGCCATTGATTTGTACTCTTCCATTTTCTGACGGGCAATACCCATCTGTTCTTTCACTTCAGCAGGGTCAAATGCCTTACGGTGATTTACCGTAACCATCTTATCTGCATTCTGAGAAAGAGAAAGTGTTAGAGTGTTGTTACACACCACACGAATTGGTGTCATACGAATATTAATCGCTTTACCAAATTGGTGTGGGTTTGTGAACAGAAAGTAATTATCTGTCACATCACCATTAAACAACTCAAAAGACTCTTTGGTTTTTGCAAGAGCCCATACCATCTGTCCATCTTTCAATGAACCAGCGGTGTGCATTTCCATATCACCTGACATACAGTATTCATGGAAGAACTCAAATGCTTCTGAGTTCTGCACTGGATTCCAACCAGTACCAACAACATCTAATACAGAGTTGTCAGAGGAACGTACAAGTGCCTCTTTGTTTTTGATAGGAACACCTGTTGCAGTAACAAGTGGTTGTTTCTCTACTGTCCAATCAAGTCCAGCAACCTTTTGGAATTGGTCTGGTGTTAGTTCTTCTTCCACCTTTGTTCCAAGTCCATGCCACGGTAATTCACCGACATACGCCATTTGTGCTTCACCATTTACGATTTCAAGTTCATGTGCCATAATATAAAGTCTCCAGTTGTTTTCTCATCATTACTTAATCAGTATACCTGTTGTAACAACAAATGTCAAGATGTTTTTATAACTTTTTAGCCTTTTTTCTAGCTTTCTTTAAACCCATTTCAAGTTTAAGTTTTGATGCCCATTGAGTAAAGTTAGTTCCTTGCATATGGTCAAACTCATGTTGAAATATCCTTGCAGTAATTCCACCAAAACCAGCAGTCTGTTTTTTACCATCAATATCCATATATTCAAAACGAATCGCAGAAGGCCGTCTAATGTTCAAGTAGAGATGGGGATAGGTGAGACACCCTTCTACAAACAGTTCTGTGTCCTCTGATACCCATGTAATCTTTGGATTGAAGAAGATAGTTGCCTCTCCTTTGTCGATATTAGTAAACATCGTAAATGCACGAACAGGAAGTCCACACTGATTTGCAGACAATCCAATACCATTAGTGCCACGCATTGTTTCTATTAAGTTATCATATAACTCTTTAGGAGTCAAGCTACATTTTTCTTTTAGTTCTTCAAATGTAATATCAGGCAAAACCTCATGTAGAATAGGGTCTTCTGGATTAATTAGTTCGTATTTCATTATGTTCTCCCAAAAAATCTAATAGGTTTACCATTAGTTCCATAGTCATTATCGTCAAAAAGATACCAACAACAGTTATCCTTACCGACACTTTTACTTCCCTCTATCCACTTAACTCTTCCAATACTTACAACCTTCTTCAGTTTTGGTAAGTATGGAATTGATTGTTTTGTATGTATCCAATCTGCATCAAACAATAACCAAGTAGGAAGTTGTGCAGATAAATTTTCAATGAGTGGATGTAATATTTTTCTATTCCATGGCGGGTTTGTTATGCAAACATCACACCCCACAATAGTATCTGTTAGTGCATCACCTTCACCCACAAAGTCAGCCATTGGTTCTATGTCAGTCATCCAATATCCAAGTAACCCTGTAAGTTCTTCAATATGTCGAATCAGTCTACCATCTCCAGCACAAGGTTCTGCAAACAAACCTTTATCTGGTAGATGGGGTATAAGAGGTATAACAGCCTCAATAGGAGTAGGATAGAAATCTCTTTCTACTCTATCAAAATCACTTCGTTTGCCCATTATGATGTTACCATATGACTGAAGTTCTTTTCTTTCTTAAACTGTACAACACTTCTAAACTTGTCAAACAACATATCTTGTTTATGAGAAATAACAAATACGTTTTGGTCTGAGAACGTACCAAGAATTTTAAGGAAGTCATCTGTACCAGTACCATCCAATGACGAATCAAAGATTTCATCTAAGATAAGTAAATTGGTATTAGTTGAGTTCTTCATCTTTGCAATTGCACGCCATGTAAATAGTAATGCAAGGTCAATACGCATCTTCTCACCTTCAGAAAATGATGCATAAGAAAACTCATCACGAAAACGTGACTTAATAGTCTCACTGAAGTTTTCATCAATATTAAAGTTTACATAGAAATCCATAGAAGATAGATATGTATTCACCAGTTTATTCATAATTGGTAAATATTGTTTTACAATCTTAGTCTTAATACCACTGTCTTGTAGTAAGTTTCTTGCAACATCAATATAGAACTTATCTTCTGTTAGTTTAGATTTGTGTTCTTCAATATGAGAAATCTTACCTTTTAATTCAGAAAGTTTTTCTTTATCTTCATCTGATATTTGGCCCTTCTCATAAGTTTTAATATCACTATCAAGTTTTATATTAAACTTCTCTAGTTCACTTATAGAAGAACGTATCTTAGCAATCTCCACATCATGTTTACGAATAGATTCTAAATTGCTTAAGATTACTGAGAGTCGATTGTGTTCAAGTTCTTCGAGGTTTTCAACACTTTCGATTGCAGTTGTGAGTTCTTCAACCTTAGAGGTTCTTGTTGCAATCTGCGTCTGCTTTGTTGCATCCGTGATTGACTGTTCGCAAGTCGGACATTCTGCGTTGTCCTCAAAAAACTTGATTTGACGGTCATGTTCATTCCTCTTGTTCTGTAAGGCAGCTTCTGCTTTACTTAACTTTGTGATTTTCTGTTCAATCTTAACTTTATCTTCTATATCTATAGATAGAGTATTCTTTTCTTCTTCAATAGACTTTACTTCATTTTTCTTAGAAGTAATGCGTTTTTCATTTTCACTTACTTTTAATCTATTCTCATTGATTATGTTAGATTTATTATTTACAACTTCTTCAATAAACTTCTGTTGTAGGTTAATCTTCTCTTTAGTCAAATCAAACTCATACTGTACGTTGCGAATATCTTCATTAAGAGACTTTGTTTTACCTTTCAATAGAAAGTTCATCAAAGAGAAAATCTTGATATCTAGGATATCCTCAACAACCTCACGGCGTGCCTTGGTAGAAAGTTGCATAAATGGTACAAATGTAGAAGAGCCTAGAATCACAACTTGTGTGAAAGAACGATAGTTCAATCCCATGATTTGTTGTTCTAAGTGTTTCTGATAATCACGAGCATTCGCATCCTGATTAATCATGTTACCGTTAACCCACACTTCAAACTTATTAGGTTTAATACCACGAATTACTTTTACATCTTTACCACCAACATTAAACTCAACTTCAACGACAGCTGCACTACCGTTTACTGAGTTTACCAATTGACCCTTTGAGATGTTTCTAAAAGGTTTATTGAATAGACCAAAACAAAGAGCATCAAGAATAGTACTCTTACCAGCACCATTGTCTCCAATGATAAGAGTAGTAGTACTTCTATCTAGTTGCACTTCAGTAAAGTTATTCCCTGTCGAAAGAAAGTTCTTCCAACGCACATATTTAAAAGTTATCAAAGTTCTAAGTCACTCGCTTCTACATATAGAGACTTCATCATATTTGTCAGTCGGTTTTTGTCAAGTTCAACATCAAGTTCGCCAATATATCTTTCCAATAGAGTCATAGTATCTTCTGCATTCTCTACGATTGCATCATTAACATTCTCTGCATCTAGTTCACTGAAGTCTTCTACAATCTTAACTTCATGGGCTCCAGATTCAGACAATACCTTATCTATAAATCTATCGAATTGATAGAAATCTTTTTTGTTTATGACAACGATCTTAACAAACTTATCCTTCAATGTCAAGACATTATAGTCAGAATAATTTGTTGTTGTATCATCATAGTATACTTTTTCGAATATTGTATGTGGATTGACAATACGTTCTAGTTCTCTTGTAGATGTATCAAATACATGAAAACCTTTAGGGCAACCATTATCACTCCATGTCATTTGATATGTATTACCAAGATAATATACTTGGCCATCATCAGACTTTTTATGGAAGTGTCCACTGAATACTGTATCAAAGTTCTTTAGAAATTGTTTATCATAACCACTTTCTGAGAAATGTCCAGCGTGCATTTCAAAACCATTAATCTCTAAGTGGCCCATTGCAACTTGTGCTTTAGTACCTTTGATATGATCCATAGTAATCCCATAGTTCTCAGGACAAATCCAAGGAATAAAACATATAGGTGTACCATCAAACTCTACTGTGGTAGCTTCTGGATATACAAACATCTTAGGATAACGTCCCTCTACAAGTTCTGCAAGGGAGTTAACTTCATTTGTATTCTTATAGAACGTATCGTGATTACCCACCATCATATGGAGAGTAATTCCTTTATCTACAAATCTCTGAATAAATCTTTTACGAAAGTCTTGTGCTATCTTGTAGGATACAAACTTACGTCTATCCATAACATCACCCAAATGGATAACAGTATCAATGCCATTCTCTTCAATATAAGGAAAGAATTCCTCTTCCCAAAACTTATAGAAGTATTCATTGAATGCAAGGTTATCATTACGAGCGCCGAAATGTGTATCAGTTATTAACGCTATCTTCATTTACTTCTTCACCATCATCATCATAAAATATCTCAAGTCCTTTAGGTTTTGGTTTCTTCTTTTTGGGTTTATAAACAGCCTCATCTGGAAGAAAGTTCTTTTGCAAATAATCAACAAATACTGTTTGATCTTCACCACCACTGCCTAGAATATCAACATTCATGTTCTCAATAATCTTATGTTTAACATGTTGTTGTTTTTTCTCTTTTTGAATTCTACGAATAAATGCATAGTAAATAATCTGAGTAAAGTATGCAAACGGATTGTTTGATTTCTCTGGATTAAAGTTACTACAATACTGAAGACAGTTTTCTATACCATCAGAAATCATTTCTTCTCTGTATGTGTAGTTTATAAAATTAGGTCTGTAAGATAGGTGATTAGCAATCTTTAAGAAACATTCACCAATATAATTTGATACAGGTGGTTGGGCCTCCCCAAGTGCCTCTGCATCTTTGCATTTTATTTTCCACTCCTTCATTGCTTCCAAGAAGGCCTTGTTATCAACATAGTGGACGGATTTCTTTTTCTTTGTCATAATAACTCCATTGTTAATATACATCATACTTTAAACTAACCAAAATGTCAATAGAAAAATAAAAGCAATTTATTTAGCAAAATATGTTGACAATCTCTTGACAGGTTGGTATATTACCTATGCTAGGGTTGAGAATGATAGATTAGCTATTAGCTAATGTACTGTATCAGATGTAACTTCAAAGTCAGAGAACTCATCCTCTAGTTCTTCTAACTCTTCTAATGTGGGTTCATCATCATAATCAGCATCTTCAAGATCTAATTTGTTTAGACAATAGGAATAGAATTTAGATAATCCTATAGATGCATCTGTAGTGACAAGTACTTTCACTCTTTCAATCTGATAGGTATTGTTTTCGGAGAAGTGTATCCATCTCTGTAATGATAGACTTTCTTCTAAAGTGCCATCTCTAGCATGTTTAGGAATAGCATTAAGTTTCATTGGACGATTAATATTAATAAAGGATTGGCTTTCATTGTCGATAACATTACAGATAATTTCTTCACCACTAGATAGTTTTAGAATCTTAACTTCTGTCATTTGAGTTTTATCCTCTTTATTTCGTAATCAAATTGTTCTTCATTGTATATATTTATGCGAGTTAAAAAGTGATTCAAAGTGAAGTTCCTTTTAGATTTATATGATAAGTCATCTGCTATATCGAATAGTATGGCGGAATCTTTACTGTCACTCCTACGCAATCCCCTTCCGATAGATTGCAAGGTTCTGATCCTACTTTTACTTGGACTAGAGAACACGATGTTGTGGAGATTACGAATATTAATACCAGTAGAAAAAGTACCATAGGATGCAACAATAATCGCATCATTTTTCTTTTCAGTGATCGCACGAATATCTTCTCTTGTCTGTGTATCAGTACCACCATATACATAGAACACTTCTCTATCTGTGGCTTCTGATATCATTTTATGTAATATATTTCCATGTTTCTCTACAAACTGAAACAGTACTAATGTATTACCTTTAATGTTCAAAGTCAAGTCTCTAATAAATTCATTACGTTTAGTATTAGTAACTATATAGTCAATCTCATCTTGGTACTTCATACCTTTGACTAGTTTACACTCTTCTTCTGGATATGTCAATACAATAGAATTAATCTTAAATTCTGCAAGTGTCTTCTTATCTATAAGTTCTTTAGTAGATATAACCTTATTCAATGCACCAAACAAACCTTCTAGTATTAGTCTATGTGTCTGCATTCCATCTAGTGTACCTGTAAGTCCAAAACGATACTTACACATATGCATTTTAGTAAGAATAGATGTGAGTGATTTTGCTTTAAATAAATGAGCCTCATCACCAATAACACATCCAAACTGTTCAAAATAACTAGTCGGCATTTTGTAGAGAGATTGCCATGTAGATACAACTACCTTTTTAGATACGTTTCTATCATGTCCACTATACACCTTTTGTATATTTTTCTCATGCCATCCATAATCAATAAAGTCTGAAGACATTTGTTCCACTAAAGATGTTGTTGGAACAAGTATCAGTATCTTATCATTAGGTTCTTCTCTAAGTAATATTTCGTAATATCTTACGAGAATATAGATGATAAGTGATTTCCCAGATGCAGTAGGACTAAGAAGTAAAGCACGATGATTTCTGATTGCGTAATCCACGGCATTAATTTGATAGTCTCTAGGTTGAATATCTTTGCCTCTACTTTTAAGTTTAAGGCTTGAAATAAATCCTTCCAATACTTCTCTACTAATTTCTTTTTCATCTTTCAATTCCTCACTTATTTCATATGGTTCTTCATAATCATCTAACCATTTTTTAAGATAGGATAATAATCCTAAATACAATTCTCCGTTCTGTGGAGAGAATAATCTAATCTTACCATCCCAAATACGATTACGATATGCAGGCATAAACTTTGCGCCTGGCACTTCAAAGGTAAAAAAGTCTGATAGGGAACGAGCAGTACTTGGTTCTGCTTCTACTTGTAAGAATACTTCATTCTTCTTTTTAACCTTTGTCACTAGACAACACCATCAACAAACTTACGCCATTCGATGGCGTTTTTAATTTCCCAATTACGATTACCTACTTGTTTAAGAATTCTTTCACAACTATCTTGACACATCTTCCAATACTCAACTTTTGCTTTAGCTTCAATGAGTTGTTCATCAGATTCAAGATATATGCTCAAATCACTTTTTAGTATTTTGTGATCAAATGGATTGTCTCTGTACACTTGAGGGTCAGATTTACCACCGTAGTATTCCCACTTTTTTCGATAAAGTACTTTGTACTCGCCCTCTTTGAGAATGACAAGTTGTCTGAATTGATTGTAGTGTGTGAGATATTTTTGATGAAGAGATGCAGACTTTAGAGATTCATCTCCAAGTTCTAAGTTATCTATCTTCAAGTCTTTTGCGGCTGATGCCTGTAGTTCTTCTAATGTCATAATATATTCCATACTGTAAAGTGAGCAGAGATAGGTTGGAACTTTCTGTTCTAAATTATCTCATATAGAGAATCAAGGTCGGGTGTTAAAGTTCACCTTTCCCCTGCTCATACTTATTTATAATTCTTTGAAATCGTACAAGTCGTAATTCATTGTAACTGTTGCAGTTAATTGTTCTGAGTTACTTGATTGTGAATTAAATGTTAATCCAGATAATGATGTAGGATAACAGTTTCTAAAATTAACATTTAACTTAGGGTTATTCTTATTTGTGAGAATTGTCAATGTTGCATCTGATGTGAGTGATGACGGATCAACTGATGTGTTTGATTGAATATTCTTACTAATAGATTTATTATTAGAGCCTGGTTTCAATCCAGCATCTTCTGCAACTGCCTTTGCAAATTGTTCTGTACTATCTGGAAAACCAATACCTGTCATCCAATTATGAATCTCAATGTAATTAGACAAACCTTCACTTACCAAAAATGTAAGTTCCATTGGAGAGAACTCTAAAGTATCACCCATGAAAGGCATTGCTTTATAACGACTATTCATAATTGCATCACCAGAGAATGCGATGCCTGGCAAATTTACTTCTGTCACAAAGTAAATAGTTGTAGGAATATCCAACAATGAAAATTTAAACTGAGTAGGACTCGCAAAATCTACAGTGTCGGGTTGTCTCTGTAATGGGTTTTGTTTTAACATCTTTGTTTTCCTTTCAACTATTTATAAGACAAAAAAAGGGAGAACCCGAAAGTTCTCCCCAAGATTGGTTTAATCCAATTCTTATTCGTTATTACATGATGTTCGTAACTTGAACTCTTCTGTAATATACGTTGTCGTTTGCAGTCAAAGCACCTGAGCGAACAGTCGCACCACCAGCAAATGGGTTTGCAGTCAAGCCGTAGCGAGTTTTGAAACCGATTTTTGGTTGGAAAGTGTTTTCACCAACCGCACGAACCATTTGTAACGGAACGTATGGGCAGTAGAAAAGACCTGCATCGTAAGGTGAAGTACCTTTATAACCCACTGTGAAGTACTGTTTTGCAGCACCGTTTGCAGCATATGGGTCGATGTACACTTTGTAACGTCCGTTAAGAACACCAGCAAATGTGTTACCTGAGTCATCAACATTCAAGTTGTTGTTCAGAGCAGGAGTGTAATCCAATTGTCCAGCCATTTGAAGTGCAGATGCAACATCAGATGAACAGATAATCATGTTACCTTTTCCTCTACGAGTTTGTTGTGCGATTACGTTTGCTTCACGTTCCACTTGGAACATAAGTCCTTTAAACTTCTCAACACTCCAACGGCCGTTTGAGTCAACGTCCATATCGAAAACACCACCAGTAGCAGTATCAACCTGAGCACCTGGCTTAGCAGTTACATAGATTGTACGAACAACTTCACGGTTGATTTCGTTTAGGATTTCAGCAGATAGAATATTTGCAAGTTCTGTTTCAGCATCCAAACCGTGGATTGCTTTAAGGTCTTGCGCCAATTCCATTGTGTATTCTGCTTTAAGAGCACGTGACTTAGCTTCTACTGAGTTCTTCTCAATTGAGAAAGACATTTCAGCGAATGCATTGTTTGATGCATCACCTAATGCTTCTGCAGCAGCAGTTGTCATACCAGTACCACCAGTATATGTGCCTGGCGAACCATCGTTAAGAACAGCAGGGTTTGTACCAGCGTGTGTACCAGCACCAGAGAAATCTGAGTCTGCTTCTGCATACTGATTTTCTGTACCGTTTTGAGCGCCGTAGCGTGAACGCATTGCAAAGATCAACCCTGTTGGGCCTGTCATTGGTTGTACACCAGCAACATCGTATGCAATTAGGTTAGGCATAGAACGTCTAACAAGTGAGATCAAAATTGGATCCCAATTATCAACGGCTGAGCCTGTTGCGTTAGTTGGTGCAGCTTCTGAAAGGAAGTTTGAGTCCTCACGAAGTGCTTTTTCTTGGTTTTCTAGGATAACAGTGGTTACGGCCTTACGATAAGAATCCTTGATCTCTGGAAGATCGTTGTGTTCTAGGACTGGCTGCCACTTTTCCTGTAGATGTTCTGCATTGAACATGTTAGTTTCTCCTTATTGAGTTTTCTAATAATATTTATAAAAAACGATATTCCTACCGTTATTTAGCTCGCTTTACATTCTTACTAATAGCACTCATATAAGTTGCCATAGCACCAGTTGTATCGAAAGATTCGGCACCATCAGTTTCCGAGTCTAGAGATTCAGCGATAGTTGTTGCCTTTGGAAAATAGTTTTCCTTCAGCGTATCGAGTTTTTCTTTAAAAGATTCTTCGTTAACGAACTCTACTTCTTCAGATAGAGATTTAAACTTCTCTACTTCTGTGTCTGCGAGATCAGAAGAAACTTCTGCGAAAACACTTTCACGAACTAGTTCATCAGTTTTCTTCTTCATTGAAGCAGCAACGTCAATTTGTTCGTTCAGTTTGGATTCCAGTTCGTCAATCTTTGCAGATTGTTGACCAAGAATGTCGTACTTCTCATCTGGTACATCAATGTAATGTTCTTCGAACAATGATTTTAGTCCAGAAATGAAGTCCTCAGCGATTTCACCTTTGAGACCACGCTCAACAGCAATTTCGTTTTCTTTCATCCACTCTTCTACAACGTAGTTCATGTATGAATCAACTTTTTCAGTCAACTCTTCACGCACTGCGTTTACTTCTTCTGCAATCTCTAAAGTCTTTGACTCTTCGATTCTTGCAACTTCAGAACGAAGTTTAGATTTAACAGCAGCTTCAAAGATTGTTGCTGCTTTGTCTTTAAATTCTTCAGAAATTTCTTCACCTTCAACAAGTGCTGAAACGTCTTCAGATACATCTACGGATGCAAGGCGGTCATCAAGAGTAGATTCGTCAACTGACTCTTCTTTTTCTTCTTCTTCCTTATTCATCATTTTGTCGTAAGATGCTTTGAGTTCTGCTGATTTCATGGATTTCATTTCGTCATACATGGCATTCAACATAGTCTCTTTAGTCATTTTTGCTTCTTCTAATGCTTCTGCATCATCATCAGCGAGATCTGTTTCTTCTTTGGTTGCACCGACAGCAGGTTCTGCAGCTTTCTTAACTTTAGCAGCAGTCTTCTTACCAGCACTGTCTTTTGATTCTGGATCATCGACAGCTTTACCCAAATCTTCAACGTCACCCTCTTGTTTATCCATTGAGTCGCCTTTACCAGCGCCATCAGTTGGTTGCTTCGCTTCTTCAAGCTCTGCACTGACTTCCGCCTCTAGTTCCTCAATTGTCTTGTCTAGTTCCGACATGGGGATTTCTCCTTGAGTTTGTTTACCTTATCATATTTATAATAATTAAAGTTTCGACATAAATTTTGCGAAGGCTAATGCGGAAACATTTGACTGTCTCTTTCTTACACCTTCATTTATATCATTCTTGATTCCATTGATATCCACTTCTTTGAGAATACCGTTGTTCCAAATCCATTCTTTACCTTCCATAATACCTTCAACGAAGGCTTGAGGTGCAGAAGGGTCTGCAACAATATCTGCCGCAGTGGCAAGATAAAAATCGTCTTTCACATAATTAGCACCACTTTTATTTTCGATAGAACCCATACCTCTTGAAGAGACACCTAGTTTTCCACCGTCTTTAATTAGTGCTTTCGCAATTTCCCCCATTGGAGTAGAGAGCAGTTTCGCCTCACCAATAAAGTTCTTTCCATCCGCTTCCAGTTTTGTGATCATGTGCGATACTCTGTCAAGATTGACAGTTGGGCCTTCTGGGTGTCCCAGTTCCCCAAACGCACGACCTTCAGCAACAAATTCTTTGTTGTAACGAGTAACTTCTTTTTGAAGTACACCCATTGGGTAGACACGACCATTACGGTTCTTCATGTCTGCCTGCATGAAAATTCCACGAATCTTCATATCCTTTTTACCATCGTCTTTTTCTTCAACGATGTATTCTACTTCTTGTATTTGTTCAGCGATAAGTTTCATATTAATACCCCGAATTTCCAATTGGAGTTGCTTTAATAGTACTTGCACCACGCAAACCTTGTCCAGCTTCCAAATGTATTACAATTCCACCACCAGCAGGAACACGAACTGTCCCAATATCTGCATCGTCATCAGCATTACGGACTGTTACCAATCCAGCTGAACCAGTATTAAATACCCATGCCGCACCAGTAGATGTCAAACCTGTAGAACCTGTTGCGAGGGCGACTTCTGTTCCTAAAACTTTCATATCACTTCTTCCTAAATTGTTAATAGTTCATTTTCAAAATAGTCCATAAGTGCCTTATGCGGAACTTTAAACTTTTTGGCAACACTATTTATTGTTTTATCAAAAGTATTTAGGAAATCTGTAGGCTTCGCATCCATTTCCTTGAAAATAGCGTCAATAGCATCTTTCATCTTAGGAGACAACTTTTTGTACTCCTTAGATTTCTTATGCTCGTCTTTCTCTGGTAAGTTCTGTTTGAACTGTGAAAGAGTCTTACTCACTATCTGTTTCTACCTCTGGTATATGATGTGTCACGAATGATTGTGCCACTTCTTGTCTTTTTGTTTCTAATGCATTTCCAACCTTAGTTGCAAGTGCAGCGTTAAAATGTGTTTCGGCGTTAATGTTATCACCATCACCAATTGCATTTACAAAACTTTTTACATTGTCCATTATTTATCTCCCTGTGTAGGATCGTTATGTGCGAACATGCCATCGTCATCTCCACCCATTTCACCACCTTCTTCATCTTTAATTTGGTTTTCAATCTCTTCGATAGTATCATCATTCATACGAAGGATATGTTTTCTTACATACTCTTTAGAATAATATGTTCCGACATAACTTTCGATCTGTCCTAACATATCAAGTCTCTCTCTAAGAATTTCTGCATTTTTCAATTCTGTAAAGTAGCCATCTTGTAGGAAGTCGTACTGAATACGTTCTTTAATAGAATCCCATTCTTCAACTGCGATAACACCTTTTAGAACAAGTTGTGTTTTCAATAAGTCTGAGAACAGTACTGCAAATTTCTTGCGAAGTCTCTGTACAAACTTAGTAAATTTTAACTCATCTCTTGTAATGTTATCAGAGCGTCCAATTTGGAAACCTGATTCTTCTGCAAGTCTAGATACTGGTACGTTTAATGAACGATACAGTTTCTTTTGGAAGTATGTAATATCATCAATCTCACCAAGGTTTGAACCGCCTGGCAAAGTTGTAATCTCTGTTCCTCTACCACCTTCTCTACGAGGTAGCCAGAAATCTTCTAACATAGACATGTGGTTTCTATCATCTCTGATTTCACCAGTTCGTGCATCGTATACCATTTTGTTACGATAACGATTCATCACATCTTTGAGGTATGCTTCTGCCTTCATCTTAGGCAAGTTACCAACATCAATGTAGAAGATACGTCTTTCAGGCGCCCGAGAGATGCGATATACTACTAATGCATCTTCAATCATACGCAACTGATTGACAGGTTTAATTGCTTTGTTTAGATGTGAGAGTACTGTACCCTTGTGCATATCTACAAGTCCTGATGGACAGTATGCAATAGAATCGGAAGTAATCTTTACTCCACTGGAAGTACCAGCTGCACCGTCTAAACCTTTTTCGTTATAAAGATAGAAATCTTCAATGGCCTTAACCATATCCAATCCTGTCTTTTGATCTTTTTCTTTTCGTTGTTCTCTGACCTTCTTAATCTTACGAGGGTCAACGTAACGAACTTCTTGCATCCCCTTTCGAGGAGACTTTGTGTCAATTACCTTATGATAATAGAGTCTTCCATCCACATACCAACGTCTAAAAATATCGTGTCCTTTTGCATTGAAATCCATAAGTCTTAGGACTTCATTGAATTCTTCACGAATTTTAGATTTGATTTTTGGAGAAAGTTCTAACCTGTCGAGGGAGACTGAGACTGATTGATCACGTTCATCTGATACAATCGCCTCATTCACAATATCTTCAATTGCACTATCACACTCTGGTTGTTGTGCAATATCACGATACCTACGAATCAAGTCAAGGTCGTTTTTCTCACGCCCATCCATATCTAGGATAGAGGCGTAATGTCCTCCACCAGATACTACATCAAACGTGCCGTCATCAGTAGAGGGAGCAGTGAACGCATCACTACTCCCATCCTGATTTGCTCTTGTGATTCTGAAACCAAAAAGTTCAGCCATACTATAATTCTCCTAATTTTACCCAACTATTTAGTAGGTTTTAAAAAGGTTACTTATACCGAACTAGCGGAGAAACTTGTGTATCTCCAAGTTACATCAAAGGATTCAATATCACTTACAGTGTCATATGACAACTCAATCGGAGCGATTATAGTTGGCCAACAGTTTCTTAGAGTATAACTCTTCAAAATTCTGTCATCTCTATCCAACTGTTGTACTACTAATTGAGCAGTGTAATCTGAAACATTTGTCAATCCAGTATTTTCTTCAAGATCATTAATTGCATTCATCCAACGCTCCATTGCGTTGCGAACCATGAAATCAGTGTCATTGATTACTGTAGTTGTCCATGTCTCAAATGTTCTGTCACCAGCAAGGAATAATTGTCTTCCTCTAAAGTTAACAGTCACTTCTGGAATTGTTTGGCCAGGCAACGATGTTGCCTTTACCATATATTGTGTTCTAGTTGCATCTAATCCAGTTGCAATTGCTCCTGGCGTACTCATAATTACACGGTACTGATTAGCTCTTGCACCACCACCACGGAGATTTGATTTGAAATCGTCAATACTAGCCATGATTAACCTCCTATCTCACTAAATGCCACACCAGTTCTTACTGCGACAAAGTTAAGTTGAATAAAGTTAATTGAACGAGCTGGTTTGATGAAGATATCTGCAACAAACTCATTTCTATCAATTACTTCACCTGTGTTGTTCGTTTCGTCTGCAACAACTGAGAAGTCTGTAATACCTCTACGTCCCTGTACATCTCTGAGGAATGGTTCAACTAGGTTTCTAAATTGTGCCTGTGTGAACGCATCGTTAAATTCAAAGAGTTGGAATTTTGCAGCAGTAGAAATTGCTTTCTCAAGAACGATAAACAATCTACGGACGTTAATTCTGTCGAATGCACTTGGTCTTGATAGAGCAGTTTTGTCACCGAAGAGAACTGTACCTTGGCCTGGGAATGTAACAACAGGGTTGATACGAGCAGGATATAGGATATCTCTTTGTGCTTTTGTTGGGTTATAAGCAAGTTTAACTGCACCACGAACCTGTCCTCTGTTGTAACCAGCTGGTGAGAACCAAGGGTCAGCAACATTGTCAGTATTTGCAGCAAGTCCTGCTGTATCACCATTCAATGGAACGTAACGATATACATCATTGTACTTGTCATACATGTACTTCCAACCACTATCGAAAACAGCGTATGAAGAACTTGCAAGTCCATCAAAGAAACCTTTGACGTTAGTTGTTTGAGCGGCACTTGTTGTGACACCAACTACATCTGCAGCTCTAGGTGAAATAAATGCAACAACATCTTTTCTTGATTCTGCAAGGTCGATGATATTTGTTGCGTGTGTTACTCCGTTTGTACCAGCAGGACATGCACCTGACATAATTAGGTTAATGTCTACTGTATCTGCGTCTGCAAAAAGGTCGTATGCAAGATCAAGTTCACCGACAGTAGCAGCAAGAGGACTTGCAGTACCATCTGTACCACCACCTAATGAATCAACCAAGACACCAGCACCGTTTAAATTGGTGTTAGCAAATGCAGTACCAGAAACTGGTGTAGTACCAATATTTGCCATATTAGCGCCGTGATCCATCCAGTATACATAACTTGAACCAGTGTTAACTACGTTTGCGTAGAAGTTAGTTCCACCTTGTGGTGTTCTTGCGTTATTAGACTGAGATACAAATGCATATGTTTCAATAACAGAAAGTGTTCTTTGACCACCGATATCAGCATCAAAACCAGTGATACCACCAGTTGCGTCATAAACTACAACGTGCATTTCATCTAAAGTTAGATTTCTATCTGCAGCCCAAGGCGAAGTTGCCGGAGCAGCGTCAAACAAATCATAAAATCTCCAACGTCTACGAACAGTTGTTGCCGCAGTCAAAGCAGATTTAAGTCCACCACCGTTAGGATTATCTAATTGTTTAATAGTTAAGTTGTCAGTAGAAATTGCAGTAACTTCATACTGTGAACCGTCTGCTTCACTGAAGTGAACGATATCGCCTACTGAGAATGCAGCACCACCGTCACCAGCAGAACCACCACCGTTATCAACTCCAACAGTAGTTGCACCAGCAGCAGGAGTACCAGTTGTTACACCAAGTGTACCAGCAGAACCTGTGAATGTTTGTTCAAACGCATTTGATGATGTACAAACTGAAACAGCAAGTGCGTTACCTAATGCACCAGTGTTTTTAGCTGCCCAAGAACCAACAGATCCTTGACCACCAGAAAAGCTTGCGTCATAAACGTCTTCGTTATTAATCGTTAAACCAGCGTCATTAGCAGTTGCGTTTTTAGCTCCTGCCATCGCAACACGAACAACACGAAGGCTATTTGTATATTGTAAAAAATTGGCGGCTGTGAACCATGTCTCGTAGTTATCAGAGGTTGGTTTACCAAAGATTTCTACTAATTCTTGTTCCGAACCGATGGGAACAACTTCTGCTACTGGGCCAGTCGTGAAGTGACCAGCAATAGCTCCGATTGAAGTTGCAACAGCGGGAACAACATTAGTTAAATCTACCTCTTTAACGAGAACGCCAGGGGATACTTGAAATGCCATCTTTTGTTTCTCCTTATGGATAAGTCATTATTAAAGTTTTCCAAACTTACACAGATATTTATAAAAAACCCATCTTTCATTTAGAATTTTATAGGTCAGGCAACACATAAATAATACTATGTCGAAGCATTATCAGAAATACAAAGACACCATTAAAAGGGTATCTCAACGTAATTACAGGGCTCGCAAGATATGGGTTAATGAATATCTTGGGGATAAGTACTGTAATTACTGTGGTGAATCTGAAACGGCCTGTCTCCAATTTTATCCCCACGAAAGGGAAGTTCGTAAACTAACTAAAAGAAAAGGTTTGAACGAACAATCTAGAACTGAAGTTAAAAAACTTATTGATAATTCTAAAATTGTCTGTGCAAACTGTTACTTAAAACTAGAAAACGATATAACTGATATTATGTAGGGATTTTAAATTCTCTACCAATCTGAGTCGTATTGACGTACTACTGGACTCCATCTTGTTCCATACTCATCAATAGTTACACTCTGTTCGTAATCATTTACTCCATCTACAATAAACCCAAATGGAGCCATGTCTTGTTCTAGTTGATACTGATTTTCATTAAACATTCTAGCACGAATATCATCGTCTGTCAACTCTTTAAAATAAGTTTGTTGAACTAACCAACCAAATAATACACAACACATTGCAAGGTCATCACAATGTCCTTCTTCTGCCTCATAAGACTGTCCTTTGAGAATGAATGTAGAAAATTCATTTATCAGTTCATAATCTTGGATAATTAGTTTATCAGTCTCAATGATTTGTTTAATATTGGAACAACCCATCTTTTTTACAGCCTTAGTTGTCCGTACCCCAAGTTGCGCTTTTCCACCGCTAAAACCACCTCCAACGACTTGACCTGCACGCCCACGCATACTTGCCATTATTAGGTTCTCATACTCCAAGTCAAATTGTAAGGCAGATGCAACCTGTTCACCAATATCATTTACTTCAACCATAGTGTATGCCATGTTGTATGCTTTTGCAACATCATGGATAATATTAGGGAATAACATTGGTTTAATCTCATTGTCACGATACTTTGCAACAATTTTATAAGGAACTGTTGTCACATCAAATACTAAGAATGCAGAATAATCATTACTAGTACCCCTTGACACATCAGCAATTAGTGTGTATATATGTCCCTGTTCTGGTTTTTCATAAACTTGTAATCCAGCATTAGATGTAATAGGATTAACAAAGGCCATAGATTTTATCTTTGCAGGCGCAATCAATGTATTTGCAGAACCTAAGAACTCACATTCAAACTCTCTTCTGAATTGTTCTTCAGAAGTATTTGCAATGGTTTCTGTTCTCCATTTATCATCTCTGCCAGGAATTGCACTCCAATGAACATCAATAATATTATAAGAGTTACGTTTGTTCTCTGCATCTACCCACAACTTATAGAATAAGTTCATACCGTTAGGTGTAGATACAATAATAACTTTTGTAGATTTACCAGATGAGATTGTAGGATAAACAGAACTAAAGAAGTCCTCTGCTACGTTAGTTGGAACGAATGCAAATTCGTCCAAGAATATCATGTTGTAAGAACCACCACGAACAGCAGATGAGGATGTAGAAGAGGCAACTACTCGGCTACCGTTCTCTAAGTCCACTGAGCCCTTATTCCAAGAGACAACTCCTTGTTGCAACCACTTGGGTAGGTTCTCGTATGCAAGTTGCAAACGTCCAAGAATATCTCTTGCAGTCGCCGCTTTGTTGGCGAGGATGGCAACATTCATATTTGAATTAAATAAAACGTAATGTAGGATATAAGAAACAAGTGTGGTAGATTTACCAGACTGTCGAGGCAACTTACAGATAGTAAATCTGTCGTTGTGTATTGTGTTTACAATTTCTTCTTGAAAATCATACATAGAAAAGGGAACAAGTCCCTCATCAAGTGATACAATTTTGATGTAGTTTTTGATGAAGTATATGGGGTCTTCCATACACTTCTGATACTCTAAAATGTTATCCTTTGTCCAGTTTACAGGGACATTAGATTTTTTTAGTAGTGGATTTCCAAGGTAGTGTTCATAATTTGACATAACATAACTTAATCTGCGGCAGCGATAGTTAAATCTCCTGCCTCTACTTGTTTTAGAATTTCTGCATAGTGACTATTAGCTGGGTCTAGTGGAACTGACACTATAGTTCCATTTATTGTTGCTTTAACACTTGAATTACGTCCATCTGGAGCATAGTATTGTGCATTTGTAATTGTCATATTATTTTCCATGTTTATAACTCCGCATTAAAAGCAATAAATGTGTTTGCTGAGTTATTTTGTTCAAAAAAACATCCAGTACCAGCACTGAATCCACTGCCATTACAATCAACTCTTCCCCATACTTTGCTGCTTCCTCCTAAAGTAGGGAGCGAAGTTGCAGTAGGTGATGTAGGATTACCTATGGGCGCCCGCCAATAAAACTCACCAGCAGTCTGAGAAGTAACAAGAGTTGGTGCGGCTCTCATTTCTTGAGGAAATTGTATTAGATGAATAGCCCGAGTAGTAGTATCTGCAAATCCGTGGGCTAAATAATCAAATCCACCACCTCCTTGACTAGCTCCACCAATCTGATAATAATACCTCTGGCAAGCCGC